TTCAAAGTATTTTCCCTGTAAGTTGGGATGCACTATGTCAACACTCGTAATTGGTGATTTGCACTTTGATGATAAGCCTCCGGGCATGATGGAGGCACAAAAGCAAGCCATCATTAATATTTGTAAAAAGAATGTAGACTGTAACAAAGTTATATTCTTAGGAGATCTAATGATGCACAGGAATCCAAGACCCACTGTGCTCATAGCTCTAAAGGAAATGCTTGATTACATTAGTGAGCAATTAGGGTTTGACGTATACATACTTAGAGGCAACCATGATAGTGTTACCAAAGCTGATGATGGTGTTACTGCTCTAAGTCTTTTCCAAACATCTAAGATTAAAGTTATAACTCAGTCATATATTGACGAAGAAAATAAATGGGTATTTATTCCACACTATGAAAATGAAACTTCTATTAAAGACCATCTTGCACACTGCCCTGATGGCTATATTACTTTCGGTCATTTTGGCTACAACGGTGTGCTTAATTCTGCTGGTGATGCCGATTTTAATTTGTTGCTATCCGATTTTAAGACTAGAACAATACTTGGGCACATCCATAAATACGGACAAAATGAAAATGTCACAGTCATCGGAACCCCCTACACAACCAACTTCCACGAATCAGGAAAAGACTGCTACTACGGCATCCTTACTGAACGAGGACTCAAAATAGTTCCTACTGATTTAGGTCCAAAACATATCATAATGGACTATGACAAGGTAGAAGAAAACTTGTCGATGCTCAATGAGCATACTGGTCCAGACAAGTATGTCTTGTTAAGAATCAATATCAATACTATTGATCATGACCAAAATCATGTATCACAACTGTGCGATAAACTTAAAGTTCCTTATGTAGAGATTAAGTATAAGCCTCTTCTAGATGACGAAGAAGAGTTCTCTACAGGAAACAAAGTATTCCTTAATGTAATGGATGATGAAGTGATTGATCATTACATAAGTTCAAGCAACACTTCTATAAATAAAGAAGAACTGCTAGCAGGACTGAAGATCATATATGAAAATCAACAAGGTAGAAATAACTAATTTCTATTCCTTAAAAGATGTAAAAATTACTTTTGATAAGTACGATGGCATCGTGCTTATTGAAGGCATTAATAAGGATACTGGTGGATCTAATGGCTCTGGAAAGAGCGCGATTATTGAAGCTGTTGTTTGGGGTTTGTTTGGTAAGACCATAAGAAAGTCTACCGAAGAAGCTCTGATTAACAACACCAGTAAGAAGAACTGTGTAGTTAAAATAACTGTAAATGATTCTTATGTTATTGAGCGAGGTAAGAAACCTACCTTCCTTAGATTTACGAAACAGGATGTAGAGCTTACTAGAGATAATGCAACAGCTACTCAAAACCTTATTGATGAGACGCTCAATACTAATTACAAAGTATTCCTAGCGTCAACAGTATTTGGTCAGCAGAACAGCATAGAGTTTATTGACGCTACTCCAGAAGATAAGAGAATTATAATAAAGAATTTTCTAAATCTGGATTACTTGTTTGATCTTCGTGAATCAGTAAAGCATCTTAAGTCTGTTTATTCTAATGGTATAAAGCGATGTGATGCGGTTATCGCAGAGCATGATGCTTATGTTACAAAGTTTAATAAGCAAATTAGCCATCTAGAGAATCTAAAGAAGCAGATAGAAGAGTCTAAGATTTCTGCTGCTCTCACATACTCTCTTAATGATATTCTAGATATAGAAACCAAGAATAAGAGCACTGAATGGGAGATAGCTAGCCTAGCCAAAGAAGCAGAGAAGCTACATCAGAAGATAGAGGACTTATCTAAAACTCTTGATAAGCCGGATGAACCAGCAAAGTGTTCTTCCTGTGGTCAGTTCGTAAATAAAATTACAAATCCAAAGGAAGTATTCTTAAGTAGATCGTTTTTATATGCTAACTTAGAAGATATTGAAAACGAAATAGTTAGACTAAGAAAAGAAATAAAAGAGCCTCCTATTAATTCTCTAGAGTATCATAAGATTTTGGAGTATAAGTCTTTACAGAAAGATATTACTACCTATGAAGAACTTAAGGGAGAAACTTTAGATAAGAAGCAAAAGGCTCACGATGAGAAGCAAGATCTTAATAATAAATATGAGATCATGCGATTCTGGGAAAAAGCTTTCTCTGAATCTGGTATTGTCAAGTATGTAATCAAGAATATTCTAGATTATTTTAACTCAAAAGTTAATGAGAATCTAGCACATCTATCACAAGGGAAATTCTTTATTCAATTTGATGAAGAACTACGAGAGACAATAACACATAACGATGAAGTTATTAGTTATATGTCGCTCTCTGGTGGAGAGAAGCGCAAGGTAAGTCTTGCAGTTATGTTAGGCTTGCAGGAACTTCTCAAGGTAGCCCATAACCAGAAAAATAATATAATGTTCTTCGATGAAGTTGGTGAGAACCTAGATAGAGAAGGTCTTGAAGGACTCTATATATTGTTATCCGAATTAAAGAAAGACAAGACTTTATTCGTAATAACACACAATAATTATCTCAAATCGTTAATGGACAATGCTAAGACCATTACTATGATAAAGTCTAACGGAGTATCTAAACTTAAAGGTAAATGACATGGCAAACGCTAATTTAGTTGGAATGGGACAGGATATTTTTGAAGCTCGCTACGCCTACCCCGGCGAAACGAAGTGGTCTGATCGTGCAAGAGTTATTGCCCGCACGATGGCTGCTGGTGAACGAGATGATGATAAGGAAAAGATGGAAAAGCTTTTCTACGAAGCCATTGGTTCTGGAGATCTAATCCCCGGAGGCCGAATCATCTTCGGTAGTGGTCGTAATGGTGGTCGCCACAATCTATTGAATTGCTATGTTATTATTCCTGAGGATAACGTAGACTCGATTGGCAAGACGGTAATGGATATGTATCGCATCTCCTGTGCTGGTGGAGGTGTTGGATTTAACGTATCCAAGATTCGCCCCAAGGGAGATCATATCGGTAGCGTCAAGAACTCTGCTCCCGGAGCAGTTTCTGTCCTCAAGATGATCAATGAGGTTGGTGAACACGTTCGTGCTGGCAAGAACCGCCGCACAGCACTCATGGGTATCCTCAATGTAACTCACCCAGACCTCCTTGAATTCCTCCATGTCAAGCTTGATCAGGGTCAGCTAAATAACTTTAACATCTCGGTTGCTATTACTAATAGATTCCTCGAAGCTGTTGAGCTTGGTGAGCCTTGGTTCTTTACGTTCAACAATCGTGAGTATCACTCTTACGATATTTGCCGTAACACTATGGATCAAGACGGTAATGTAACTGAAAAGCATATCATTAGTGTCCTTGGTACTGGTCCAGAGGATGCTATGGAGCGTGCTACTAATTTCCATAAGGCTAAGTGGACTGATACGTTTGAGATGATTGGTCAGCGTGATATCAAGGCACGCGAACTATGGGATCTCATTTGGAAGAACTCTGTTGAATCTGGCGACCCCGGTATCTACAACATTGATCTAGCTAACAGCTACACCAACGTATCGTACTTCGAGCGTCTTGATTCTACGAATCCTTGTGGTGAAATCTCTCTACCTTCCTATGGTAACTGCTGCCTAGGTAACATCAACCTTAGCAACATGGTGCTAGAGGATGGTTCCGATATCGACTGGAAGCGCCTAGCTAGAACGGTTAGAATCGGAGTCCGCTTCCTTGATAACGTACTGACCGTAAATACTTTCCCAACTGAGGAGTGCAAGAAGGTCGGTGAGCGTTCTCGTAGAATCGGTCTTGGTGTTACTGGTCTGCACTATATGCTTATCAAGCTTAACATCAAATACGGTAGTGAGAAGTGCCTAGAGTTCCTAGAACGTCTCTTTGGAACTATCCGTGACGAAGCCTACAAGACTTCTATCTATCTTGCAAGAGACAAGCAACCCTTCCCTGAGTTTGATGCAAAGAAGTATCTAAACGAGGAGTTTGCCAAGACTCTACCCGCTAGAATCCGAATGCTCATCAAGCGATATGGTATTCGTAATGCAGTAATGCTTACGATTCCACCTTGCGGTACGATCTCGATGCTCCACGGGGTTTCGAGCGGTATTGAGCCTATCTTTTCTGCGATGTACAATCGACGCTACCGCCAGAATAATGTCTGGAAGGAACAGCTTGTGGTCGATCCTCTCTTCCAAGAATACTATGACAAGGGCAAGAGCTTAGAGTCCTTCGTTGGAGCATATGACGTAGCTCCAGAGGATCATATCAAGGTTCAAGCCACAATCCAACGGTTTATAGATTCGTGCATCTCGAAGACGATTAACCTACCTTCAACGGCAACTGCCGAGCAATTCTCGCAAGCTGCTCTTGATTACGCTCCATACCTAAAGGGTCTTACGGTTTATCGTGCTGGATCAAAGGGCAACGAGCCTCTACAGGCAATCGCTCTAACTCCAGAAAACATCGAGAAGCACATGGGTAAGAGAGAAGTTCTTGCAGGTATGCAGACTGGAGATGCTTGCTCTCTAAACGGTGGAGATTGCGGAGCATAATATGACCTTGTACGAGTGGGTTTGCAGAGAATGTGATATATTCTGGGATAGAGATTGCCAGATGGGCAAGGCTCCTAACAGAACAAAGTGTCCAAAATGCAAGAAGCTCTCAGGTCGTTATTATGAAAATGCTAATGTAAGTGTATCTTTCAAGGATGATGGACAAGGCAATGGAGGTCTTGGAGTAGGTGGTGCTAATGATTTCCATACAGTAAGACGCAGATATCAAAAAGTTGCTGAGAATGGATTTGATAAAGATTCAGCAAATAGATTCTTAAGAAAGAGTATAGAACAAAGTAAATTAGCTGCTGCCGATGAAACTTACAGATATAAGCCAATGCATTTAAAGTATGATAAACTTGCAAAGGATAGAGGATTAAAAAAGCTTTCTGCTAATGAAGTTGAAAGAAAGATAAACAACGCTAAAAAGCTAACAGAAGAAGCCTATGATAGAGCAAATAAGCTAGGATATAGAGACGTTCAAGGTAACAAGTTAGATATAACAAAACCCCAAAAGCAACAATAACCAATGGCATACGATTTTTCTGATAATATTCAGCGTGGTATCATCTACCTGCTGAAGTCTGATCGTGATTTCTATCTTCAAATTATCAATCTGGTTAAGCCTGAATACTTCGATTATCCTATGCATTCCAAGATCTTTGAAAAGATCAAGGCGCATTATGATAAGTATAGCAAGCTTCCTACTGATGATTTTATCCTTCAGGATATAAAGCCCACTCTGACCAGCCGAGAGAATATCTCGGACTATGAGGATGAACTTCTTCATGTCAATAATCTGGATGCTTCCACCACCGGGAACACAGATTATATGCTGGACCTGATTGAAGGTTTTGCAAAGAAGGAAGCGATGAAGTCTGCAATCGCAGAAAGCATCTCCTTAATTAAGGACAATCGTATTGATGAAGTAGAAGCCATCGTAAAGAGGGCGCTGCTTATCAGCCGTGATGTTGATACGGGTCAGCACTACTTTAATGATATTGCTGATCGTTGGGATCGCATCTTCAATAAGAAGCAAGAGCAGAAATACAAGACAATCCTTCCTACCCTCAACAAGTCTCTTGAGGGAGGTTTAGGGGCTAAAGAACTTGCTATGGTTGTTGCACCTCCCGGAGTGGGCAAGTCTCTATACCTTGTTAATCAAGGTGTTCACTCCATGATTGAGGGTAGGAAGGTCTTGTACGTCTCGCTGGAAATGAGTGAGGATAAGATTGCTCAACGCTTCGACTCAGTTATGACGCTTATCCCTCAGTTCCGTCTGAAGGATCCTTCTCATCAGCTTACTGTTAAGGAGCGTCTTGAGATGTTCAAGAATCAGTTTCCCGGTAGTGAACTTATGATCAAGGAATTCCCTACTGGTCAAGCCTCAATCAATACTATTCGTAACCTACTTGTCCAGCTTAAGAACTACAATGAGTTTGAGCCTGATGTTCTTATCGTGGACTACCTAGAACTTCTCCGTCCTACAAGGGAGATTCAGCAGGAATACCATGCACAACAGAAGATAGCTGAAGAGCTTCGTGGAGTGGCTATGGAGTACGGTATTCTAGTCTGGACAGCTACTCAAACCAATCGTCAGGGGCGCATGGTAAAGGTTATTACTGACGCAGAGCTTGGTGATTCCTATGGCAAGATTCGTACCTGCGATTTTGCAATCTCCTTGAATCAGTCCGAGGAAGAGTTCGACGAGGGTAAGATGCGTGCTTACGTTATCAAGTCCCGTAATGGTCGGCCTCGTTTCTCTGTACCTATGAAGGTTGATTACAACGTCCTCAGAATGGAGGAGGGGGATGATATCCTCCCTGATAATGAAGAATAAATATAAGCATGAAATGCACTTCTATGATGGCGTGCAAAATTATAAGATAGTTCAAACCAGCCTTAAGGAAGAAAACCTTTATGGCAAGGTAGACTTTGAAAAAAAGATAATCTACCTTGATCCTGATCAGGATCTTCCTGACTATAAGAAAACTCTATTACATGAGATAATCCATATAGGGTACGATTGTTTTGGATTAAATAATGATGGTAATATGCCTACTATAACTAATGAATATATTACCACAGTAACCACCAATATGATGCAGCATTGTTTCTATTGCAATAGGGATTTATTTAAGTTTATCTTCTCATACCCTAAATAAGGTATGGGCGATCTAAAACTTAGAGACATTTTTCCAAAGACTGTAGAAAAATTAACCAAATTATCCATTTATGTTAATGGAGTTTGGGAATTTACTGAATTACCTTCCGTGGCTAGTCAGTCTAACGGCAGTCAATCTTTTTACCAAATAAATCAGATCTTTGGATTAGTTTCTGAAAATAATACTAACCCATCCAAGATAAGTTCTAGGGGAGCTAGAGGAGATTATGTAGCTTTATCTAGAACAGGACTAATGCAGGTTATAAATAGAAATGAATATAAAAAGTTATTTGCTAAACCTGTAATTTATCCTAATAAAAAGTTAACTACGTCATTAAAGTTACAGGATCCTATGTATTTAACGAAAATAGTTAAAGGATCTCCAACAGTCTACTCTAATACTACGACAGGTCCACAGTCTGTTAAGCCTAAGGATATGACTATGGTTACTGCTGGATCTACTGGATGTAACTGTTCTAAATAATAAAAATATATGAAGCGACTTATCGATTCTCTCGACGATTTTAGTTGGGAAAATTACAAGACGATTAGTGATGCGGTAGTTAAGTTTGATGAAGCTAATGTTGAGAATGAGATGTTCTCTCAAGCCTCCATGTATTCTTACTATCATGGTTTAATGAGCTTGGCTAAGAAGATCACTAATGATCTTGAGGCTGATAACGTCCGCCTTGCATCAAAGCTTCGTTCTAGCTACAAGAATACTCACAGCAAGCTGACTGCAAAGGATCTTGACGATCTTGTATTTGCTGACGAGGAATATAATGCTGCGCTCCGTGTACTTAACGAAGCCAGTTTTAAATACGAACTACTCAAGGGACTCGTTCGCGCTCTTGAGCAGAAGAAGGATATGTTGCAACAAGTTTCCGCTAATAAGCGGGAAGAGACTAAACTTTACAAGTAACCTACTATGATACAACTACTAACAGGAGAAACTAATCATGGCTATCGACCTTAATGCACTTCGTAAGAAGCACGAACAACTTAACAACAATGGTGCCGCTACCAGCAACAGCGGAGATGATTTCCTCAAGAAGTTCTTCCAGATCAAGGATGGAAGCAACATGGTCCGCATCCTCCCTTGGAAGGATGGTGAGAAGGAATTCTATGCGGAGACTAAGATTCACCGCATTCCCGGACCCGATGATACAGTAAAGAATGTACACTGCCGTAAGGTTCATGGCGAGCAGTGCCCACTTTGTGATCTTTACTATGCGCTGTGGAAGACTGGCCGTAAGCAGGATGAAGATCTTGCCCGTACAATCAAGCCTCGCGCTCGTTACTACATGAACGTGCTTGATCGTGAGAGCGGCGATATTAAGATTCTTTCTATCGGCGTTGTCTTGTTCAAGAAGATTATTGCTTCGATGCTTGACGAAGACTTTGGTGATATCACCGATCCTGATAAGGGTCATGATTTCAAGATCGTCAAGGAGATGGATGGTCAGTGGCCTAAGTATGACCAGTCGGCTCCTCGTCCTAAGGCATCTCCTCTCGGCACGAAGTCTGAAATCGCATCGTGCATGGGAAGCCTCCACAATATCCATGAGCTTGTGAAGATGGAGGATTATGAAGAAGTGAAGCAAGCTGCCTCTGCGCTCATGGGTGGTAGCATTCCTAAGGGTAAGCCTAGTCAGGCATCTGATGATGTTTCTGATGACGATTACCTTAACAAACTACAAAGCTAAATTATGAATCGATTTTTTGTAAACACTCTTATTGTTTCAGTTCTCGCTATGGGAACTGTGTCCTGTCAGGCTTTAGGTAATATGTTTGGTGAAGAGCCAGTTATTACCACTCCTAGTCAACTAGAAGAAGGCGAAGTAGGAACTCCAATTCCTGTTGAGCAACTTCCCGAGGAGATTAAGGAGAAGCTTCCTGAAGGAACACAAGTTGTAATCGCTGAGAAGGATCAGCTAAAGGAAGAAGCTGCGTATGTCCCTCTAGGACCAGCAGAAGGCGTAGATGTGGCAGCAATTATCCAAGCGGTCTTTACTGCACTATCAGCCTTTATCCCCGGACTGGCTGCATGGGAAGGTGTTGTGACACTCTTCTCGAAGCGCAAGAGGACTCAATATGCTAAGGCATTCACCTCTATCATGCCTTTCGATAAGAAGATTGATATTGGTGGTGCTGTAACTGCTCTAGCTGCTGCAATCGGTGCTGCACACTCGACAGAAGCCTCGCGTCTAGTTGCTGAAGCAGACCCTAACTTTGGTCACGGTCAGCAACCCGAAGAAACTGCATAACAAGTAAAAAATCAGATCTATGATAGGAGGACGCCCTAAAAGGCGTCCTCCTTGTTTATATAAATACTATGACAGAAAAACTTAAAATACTTTGTGTACCATCCAATGAGGGTGGTTGTGCTTACTACAGAATCATAGCACCTTATAAGAAGCTTGAGGAGCTATATCCAGACCGTGTAGAGATACGATGGAATAAGAATCCATTAGGTATTGATGAAAAGACTGGTCAGTGGATTCCTAATTGGGATTTTGCTGATATGAAGTGGGCAGATATTATATTCACTCAAAACTTATGTAATTATGGTGGTAACTATACTGCTAGAATTATTGGTAAAGGTAAGGAGTTTGGTAAATTTGTACACTACGATACAGATGACCTGTTAACTGATCTGTATAAAGGTCATAGACTATATGGTGTCTATAAGGAAAAGGGTCTTGGTGATATAGCTAAATTTATTTATAATCATTCGGACTTAGTTACCGTAACACAAAGTAAATTTGCTGAGAGAATTATTCAGTACTGTGGTCCAAATACTACATTAGCTGTTGTTAAGAATACCATAGATTATAATCTACCTTGTTGGAATATGCCTAGAATATCTAAACCAAAGAAAAACTATACTCGCTTTGGTTGGGTTGGTGGTATTCACCATGAGCAGGATCTTAAGTATTTCTCTGGAGTTCCTCACCTAGTTAATCAGCGTGTAGGTAGAGAGAATTGTAGATGGGACTTCTACGGCCATCCACCACCACAGACGCCTAAGGATGATTGGCAGCTTGATGTATGGCGACGTTATAAGGAGATCATACTAAGAGGATTCAAGGGCGTAGGTAATTGGGCTATACATTACGCACAAACACCAGATCGTTACGGCCAGATGTTTACTAACATGGATATTGCTCTGGCCCCTCTTGAGATGAACGAATTTAATGATTCTAAGTCTGAAATTAAAGTAGCAGAGTGTGGAAGATATAAGATTCCCCTAATAGCATCAAACGTAGGTTGCTATAGTGAGTGGATTAAGGATGGAGAAACAGGATTCTTGATCGATCCCAAGAAGGGGATACCTGAATGGATTAGAGTGCTAACTCTGTGTGCTAAGAATCCTGATTTAGTTCAGCGAATGGGTGAAAATCTACACAAGCTTACAGAAGCCAACTTTGATATGAATAAGATGGCTGGTTCTAGAATTGATCTTTACCATGAGGTGATGAATGCAAGAAAAAATCAAGCTAGTTAGGGGATGGTCCAATCCCGGCGGTAGAACGATTCACC